TACTCCAGTGCTGATGTTTAATACAGTAACGCAGGAGTCCTGCGAAAGAATCGTTTTTTTGATTTTTAGGATTACTTACGCGAGCACAATATGCAATATGCTTTTCAGCATCAGGTGTTACGCTAATCAGTTTTACGTTGTTCACTTTTTTTCAATACCTTCTTCATTATTTTAGCATACATTACATCTTCTTGGGAATACCAATCAGGATGTTTCTTCGCCCTTTTAATAATTTTTTTCGCCGCTTTTTTTTCGGAGAATTCCTTCATAGAATTTAGTCTGGATAGCCATCGTCGTCCTCAAATATTTCATCATAATCGGTTATAAGCGTACTACTTCTTTCACTATTATATTTAGAGATATCAGAATACACCTCAGATTCTAATACTTCTACCAAAGACTTTAAGTTACGAACGATAAGTTTAAGTCGTTCTTGCTGTTCTGATTTCATTAATAAATTTCTCCTTTAGAAATTTGTTCACGACGTTTTAGTTTCCATACTATGTAATCCATCGTTGGGATACACATAGGATTCCAACCTACAAATGTTGTGGATTCTTTACTTGGTATCTTCCAACAGAGAGCATCATCGTTATCAAGATCTAGTGACTCGCGATATGCATCCTCACCCATTAAGACAACTGATCTCTCAGCAGCATTCAAACTCTTAAAGCAATCAAAGCAGTTCTTCTTAATAATGTCGGGGATGTGATGCTTCACTGAACTGCTAGTGGTTGCAGTCGATCAAGAATCTCACGATAGGCAGGTACAATATCACCTTCATCCTTTCTGAATAAATCTTTATCAAATCTTTCATCACTACCAATCTTCCATAGTCTCATACTATCAGGACTGATCTCATCGGCAAGATACAAATCACCATGAGCATCATATCCATACTCAACCTTGAAGTCAACCAGATCAATACCTAAGATGTAGAACATCTGGCGGAGATAATCATTAATCCGTAGTGTCATCTCAACAAAAGGATCTGGATTATATCCCATCAGACGCACACGATCTGGTGTCAGAAGAGGATCGTGCTTGCTATCATCCTTCAAAAAGAACTCAACAATAGGTTGTGGTAGTGGAGCACCTTCTACCAAAGTTGTCTCACGAACAATAGATCCGGCAGCACGGTTCCTACAAATAACCTCTAGAGGAACGATGTCTACCTTCTTACATACCATCTTGTTAGCACCAACCATATTGATATAGTGTGTTGCGATATGTTCCTTAGAAAGTTTCTCAAAGATAATAGATGAGATGCTACAGCAGAGAGATCCTTTTCCTAAAGGATGATCTTCCTTCTCTCCATTTCCTGCAGTGACTTTATCATGATACTCAATGATGACTTGCTCTGCATCATCACCTTGATACACAGTTTTTACCTTTCCTTTGGTAATTACTTCCATAAAAAATGGGGACGTTAGTCCCCATTATATCAATTAATGATTAGTAAGTCAATCACTTGCTATAAGTATGTCCGCGATAAGTAAACTTACCATGAACTTCTTTAGGTTCAACTTGAAATTTCTTAGTCACAACACCACGATATGATGTGTGAGAAATTTGCGCTTCGTGTAAAGCAGACTGTTTTTCAATCTGCTTACGAATTAGGTTGAGTGTGTTCATTGTTATTCTCCTGAAGTTGGGTGAAAATTAACCTTCTCATCTTTCGATGGATCCGTTTTTTCCCGTTCCTTCAGTCGTTTGCGTCCGTCACAATGACGGATGAACGATCCGTTCCGCGACTTACTTGCGTCCAGTCTCCTGGATGAACGACAGGGTTATTATACCCTTCATAGATTATATAGTCAATTGTGTTTGTATCAACACGAACACTTATAATTGTGGTTGTTTAGATAATGTAACGTCTCCTTGAGATCTCCACGATGCTTAAGTCCAATAGCAACCTGTGGATATTCAGCCTCTGCACCAAACTCTGCATGAAACTGTTTCTCTGTAAAATCTTCATCCAAAAAGTATTCATGGAAATCTTCATGAATACTTTTCAAAAGCATACCAGCCCTTTCACATTCTTGACTGCCGTTACTGTAAATTACTGCTTGCATTAGTCTCTTTGTCTCCAATCGTCAGGTTTTTCAGTATGAAACCAATCTTTTATATCGTCAGCATCAGTGAATCCCTTCTTATGGTTGGATGGATCGGGATCTCCTAGTCCCATCCTATTCAGAAAATCATCTGTGCTGCCCTCTTCAATGTTTTGTGATGCTTGGCGTCTTGCCATCTTTAACATTTCATTAGCAGATGTATTTGCTTTGGCAAGTTTCTGCGCCCAGATCATATCATCTAGTTTTACATCTTCATTGTTTGAGATACATTTACAAATAAATTCAAGTCGCAAACGATATTGCGTAGAAAGCATACACATACTCCTGCTGAGATATTTATCTATCGCTCAATATAACTGAGCGTATGATTATCATTTTTAAGTTGTAAAATAATAATATCACAACCTATCTTTGGCGACGTTTCGCCACATGTAAAAATGTCTACTGCTGCTTCTCCTTTCTCAGGCCATGAATGAATACTTATATGACTCTCTGATAAAAGACATATAGCAGTCACGCCATGAGGTTGAAACTTGTGAGAAATAGTTTGTAAAACTGTTGCTCCAGTTGTTTCTGCAGCAAGTTTAATTAAATTTCTCAAGTATATTTCATCATTGAGAACATCAAAATTACAACCATACAAATTAAGAAGATAATGCTTGCCCATTACTGTAGGGCTTCATTGTTAATACCATATTCACTTATAAGATTATCAATCTCAGTTTGTATGCCAGAGAGTTTAGATAACTCTGCCATGTTTGACTTTTGAAATTTCTTTAATTTTTTATATTTTTTAATAAGGCGTCCTACCTCATCAGTATCAATCTCAAATCGGACGTTTCCGTCTTTATCATCATCATCTTCAATAAAACCCTTAAAACCTTTGTTCATTTTCTTTTCTTTTCTTTTGGAGGTGGATTTCCCCACATTCTAGGATTATATCTACCTTCAGATTGTTTCATGGTGACAAAATCTTTTTTATATTTGTCATAATAATTATCAAAAATTTCTGATTGTTTTGCAGCAGAAACTAAATCAAAATGTTCTTCTCCTTCCTTTGTGTATGTAACAATAAATGCATTATTAGGGAGATCCCTGTTGTTATCAACATTGGGATCACAATCCTCTTTAATAACTTTCAACTGCGTCCACCCCATTGAATGTCTGAATATGCTTGCTTGACAATATCATAATTAATCTTATATTTTTCTGAAAGTCTTTTGTCTTTACAAAGAATTACGATGTCTGCTTCTTTAGGGTGAAGTCCTTCAAGCATTTGGATAAACATAGTCTCTCTACGAAGTCCAGAAAGACTATCATTACCACCTTTCACAAAGTTATAAAGATGTTTATACTCTCTACGCAAAGATGTGTGATCTGTACCAACAGGAACTTCATTTTTTTTATAGGGAACATCACCCGCAGGTAAAACTGAGATAATAGTTTGATCAAAGTTCCAAATGAAAATTGACTTAAGAGCATCAGTTTCATACTCTTGCAAAATTTCAATCTTCTTTGCCTTAGAACGTTGCTTACAAGCTAGTTCTAAAATCTCATGAATAAATGGATTGGGTGGAAGTTCAATCTTCTTCGTCGTCGTCGTCGTCGTTGCCATAATCGTTTTCAAACCTTACTGCTAAAATTTCATCAGGTAGAACATTACCGTTCTCATCAAACATTTCGGGATGAGTGTATATTGGTTGAGTGCTGTAGACATGTTCTTTTGCTAGCCATCCTACCATACCTCCTACAAAAAAGAACATAATCGAAACTAATGTTCCTATCGTTAGTGTTACTGCCAACATTTTCCCGTCCTCCCGAGATTTATCTTTTCCGAATATCCAAATAAAAGTTAAAATGGAAAACAATATCTTTCTTAAACAGTGAAATCATGTTTCCAAATTTTATTTGAAAAGTTTTGGGCGGTTCAGCTCTCCTCCTATTTCTAAGTAATAACTCTACACCTCTATTGAAATGTGGATTTGATTTATTTAGAGTGCTTTTTTCTTCGTCCAGGTCGTCTATCATAACTGTACCTTTCTGCATCTTCTAAGATGCTTTCTAGAAATTGTTTAATTTTTCTTGCCTTTGGTTTGGGAATGTGTCCATAAGCTTCACGCAACTGTTTGTGTTCATTGTCTTGTCCTCCCTTAATGTATTCATCAAGTTCAATGATAAGATCTTTTATTTCTTTTGTTATGCTACTCTCAATGAATTCATCAACATCTTTTCTTTTTGCATTTATAACTTTTAAATAATCATAAAATTTTAAGAGAAATTTCTGCTGCTCAAAAGCAACATCAATTGAGTGTTCAATAATTTCGTAAACTTCTTGATCCATTAAACTAGTTTATTTTCCCTTAGGTATTTGACAGTTTCTTGGCATCCACCAATTACATCATCATTAAGGACAACACGAGGAAAAGTTGTTCCTCTGCCAAACTTAGAGTAAAACTCTTCGCGTGTATAGTCTCTGTTCAATTTATACACGATATGTTTTTGCTCTGCTAACTGTAACACCTGAACAACTTTGGTGCAATAGGGACAACCATCCTTTGAGTAAATTGTAAATGTCATTTTTGTACTGATTCCCAATCGTTAATAAAAATTTCCATACCCTTGTCGGTAAGAATGTGATCATACATTTGATCAAATACCTTAGGTGGCATCGTGCAGATCTCAGCACCATTATACCATGATCTGATAGCACGTTGCACACTACGGATAGAAGCGGAAAGAACTTGTGTTCTTACTCCATGTATACGATACAGTTCAGAGATGGATCTGACAACCTCTAATCCTGCCACTGATTGATCGTCTAAGCGCCCTACAAACGGTGAAACGTATGTTGCCCCAGCCTTGGCTGCTAGAACTGCTTGAGAGGCACAGAAGATCAATGTGACGTTAACTTTGACACCCTCATCAGTGAGTGCTTTACATACTTTCAAACCCTCGCGTGTGCAAGGAACTTTGACTGTACATACATCACCAAATTTTTGAGAGAGTCTAGATCCCTCCATATACATATCAACGAAGTTACCCATAACTTCCATGCTTATATCTTTTACCCCGATGTCTTTAATCTCTTGATAGACATCTTCTGGATTTTTACCACTCTTCATAATAAGAGTTGGATTAGTGGTAACACCGTCCACCAATCCAGTCTGGAAGTATTCTCTGATGACATCTGTGTCAGCAGTATCTAAGAATATTTTCATGTGATTGTGTATGTGCTTTGTTGCTGATATTGTATCTATTATTATATCATATTTTTAAAATTAAAGTTGTTTTGAGTTCATAACTTATACCAGTTACGAAGATCTAAATTAGTAGAAAAGGTTTTTCGAATTGTAGAAGATTTATGTGGAGATACTCCATGAAGTAAGTGTGCAGGAAAGAACATAATATCTCCTGCACTTATTTCCGGGCAATAAGTATCACTATATTGTAGAACTTCTCTAATTGATGGTGAAATTCCATTATTATATCTGTCTCTAAAGTAAAATTTAGAAAAATCAGAACCAGTATTCATAAAGAAAACACAAGCAAAGTCACAATAAAGATGATCATGTGGTTCCTGAAATGAACCTTTAGAGTAAAAATTTATCCAAGGATCTGTAATGATATAATCACCACGATAGTTAAGTTCTTTGGAAAGTATATCTAAACTTGGACAAATAATATCCATCCAGTCTTGCCATCTCTGACTTGACTTATCAACATTACAAAATTCACCCCAACTAAAATTAGGAGTGTTTTCTACTTCTACTGATTCTATCTTATCAGAAAATTCTTTATAGTTTGGTGCTTTAAATTTTACGAAAAAATTAGTTTGAAAAATTTTATTCATAACTTATTATACCATAAAAAAAGGAGGTGTAAACCTCCTGTATTAAAAACTTAATCTTTATATAAATCTTCTAGTTTTTCTCTAGTCAAATCTACATACATTAATTCTTCACCTGGTTCAGGTGCTTCAGGATGTCTTGGCTTGCGAGGATTCCTCATCTCTATATTAATAGATTGAATGTTACTCCACATCATTGCAAAGGCTCCGCCGCCGATAGCAGCGAAGCAGACGAAGTATAAGATGACTTCGAAGTTATTCATTATGCCTCCTGTAGAGACTGGACTGTATTTTTGAGTTCACCAATGTCTCTCAATCCTTCGACTGAGAACCATGGAGCGGTAGCCC